TTGTAAAGGGTGTGTCCGCAACTCCGATTATCAGCAGGAAGGAAGTTCTCATTGTCATAAACGAAATTGCCTCTGTCTCAGTTGAGGAGACCTCTCATTATATTTACAAGGTGCCAGAAGAACAATTTANTAAAGAGTGTGAAGGTTCTTTTGTGACACAGGAGGCCTCCGTCGATAAAGACAGTATCAAGAAAACAGCCCCTTGAAAAGGAGATGGTATTATGTTTAAGAATCTAAAGAGTTGGAAGACTTCCGCAGTAGGGTTTCTGTCCGGTCTTGTAATTATTGCTACTCAGGTAATCGCCTTGCTTGATACAGACCCAGCAACCGTATTCTCATACGAGGCACTTGTAGCTGCCTTGGCAGTTATGGGAATCGGGTTCTTTGCTCGTGACAATGACAAATCTTCGGAAGAAGTTGGCACCAAAGGGTAGGCATCCTTCTCTCGGCGGCGGAGGGGCGGTCAGGACATGCTGACAAAACTTGTAAAAGGCATCGCTTGGATATTCATCGAAGTTTTTAGGCTTTTACTGCCGTCCCTCCTAAGTAAACGAGAGAAACCAAACGAGGTAATCCCCATCGGGGCAGATAAAGATACAAAAGATGCCATTGATGAATCGATTGAGGAATCCATAAAATGAAAAAACTTCTTTTACTCTCTGTCATTATTTTGTTACTCTGTGGATGCTCAATACTTGGCGCATTCAACCGTGACGTTGTTATAAAGCATCCTGATGCGCCAATGCTTATCTTGAAACCTAAACGAGGCAAGTTCCTTGTTTCAGTATATGATAAAAGTACCAACTCAATGATTGAATACGGATATATCTCGACAGAAAACCTTGAAGGATGGACGTTGCACAAGTTTGACTGGCAGAATTATATTAATAAAAAGAAGGAGTCACAATAATGCCAAAGCCTGCAAAAAGTAAGCAGCCGTCAGCAACAACAAAGCCTGTTCAAACTCCCAAGGAGGCAAATAACCAAGTTTCTTATCAACGTCCTGAATATAAAGAAATGAAAAAGTATTGGGACTTGGTGAATGCACTCAATGATGGTACGGCTGCAATGCAAGCTGCGGGTGAAAAATATTTACCAAGATTTTCAAACGAGGAACAATCCGCATATAATATAAGACTTAAGAATTCGATACTGTTTGAAGCGTATTCAGATACAGTTGATGGGTACGTTGCAAAACCATTCTCTGAGCCAGTAAAGGTTGAAGGTGTTATACTAGATAAGATACAGGAAATGATTGATGATATAGATGGGACAAAACGGACATTATCTCAGTTTCTTCCAACATTCTTTGAAAAAGGCATCCATCACGGAGTTTCGTATATACTCGTTGATTATCCGACAACTGAATTTGTTTTGGACAATGGAGACGTTTACAACATAGCACCAACAAAAGCGGACGAGGAAAAATTAGGACTGAAGCCGGTATTTGTACACATAACTGCCGACCAGATAATCAACTGGCAAACCTCACGTTCAGCAGGGGGCGAGGAGGTTCTGGATATGGTAGTTATCAAGTCAGAGGAAGTGCGTCCAACAATGTCATATGCCTCGGAAGTTTATGATGTGTTGACAGTATGGAGGAACCATATAATAGAGGTATGGGAGAAACCAAAGGATAAGGATGAGACTGAATATCAAAACATAGCAACAATGAAAAATAGTTTGGGGTTTATTCCGCTTGTTCCTTTCTACACTCGACGGATTGGCAGTATGTTAGCACGTCCCGCTGCTGAACGGTTAGCGTGGCTAAATCTAAAACACTTTAGAAGTGATTCAGACCAGACAAACATATTAACTTGGATACGTTGTCCTCTTTTATACCTGTTTGGGCTATCACAGGAGGAAATGGACAAACCTATTACGATTGGTCCAGGCAGAGCGTTCAAATCTGTAAACCCAGATGCACATGCGGGATATTTAGAACATACGGGAGCGGCTGCATCTGCGGGCGAGCGAGATTTAAAGAGTACAGAAGAACTAATGGAACTTGTGGGGATGCAGCCACTCATTAGAAGTAGTGGAGACGTAACAGCAACCGGCGCTCGTATTGATGCATCCAAATCAGTCTGTAAAGTCCAGTTGTGGGTTACTGATTTAGAAAATGTAGTATACAGGGCATTTGTAATCGCCGCTCAGTGGATGAAAATAACATTACCCGACACCTTCAATATAAATATATTCAATAACTTTGGTATTGATGCTAACACAGCCGATAAAGAGTTCCTGCTCAGACTCAGAACAGCAAAACAGATAACCCACCGAACTCTCTTGAATGAAATAAAAAGGACGGGCGTTCTGAGTGAGGAACTAGATGTTGAAAAAGAAATCATTGAGCTTGAAAGTGAATTTCCTGGCGCAATGTTTGGTGATGGGGACATAGACAATGCCGAAAGTTAAACCTGAAGATATTGTTAAAGAGTTAACTTCCACAAACGACCAGGTTTTATTGGATGCGCTAAGGCATGCCATTTATATTGAGAGACTAAAGGCAACACAGTCAAAAGCACTCTTGGCATTCATTGATACTAAACTAGTACCTGATTTGATTCGCAGATTAACTGGGCGACTTCAACTTATTGCCGATAGAGGAAGTGATTTAGGACCAGTCACAACGAAACGAGTAAAAGAACTCCTCGCAACTATGTATGAAATATTACAGACAAATATGGAGAAGGTGTCCGCTCAGGTTCAAAGCGACTTGTATAATCTTCTTAAGTATGAGGCAAAATGGCAAACATCTTCACTCAGCAAAGCAATAGGCAGTGTTGGAGTGGATTTTGTTTCTCCTGATTTAAGGTCTTTGTCTATTATCATATCTGGGAAACCTTTCCGTGGAAAGATAGTCAAGAAATGGTTTACAGATTTAGCAAAGACAACTCGGAACGCCGTTCAGGAACAAATGGGAATATCTATTGCTCAAGGTGAATCATTTGTACAAATGTCCAAGAGGATTATTGGAACAAAGTCATTAGGGTATTCAGATGGAGTAATGGGCGGTTTGAAAAGGCATATTGATTCAAACTTACGTACTGTGACGAGTTATGCAACAAACCAAGCCAGGCAAGAAGTGTATAAAACCAACTCTGACTTATTGGGTGGAGAAAAGTTTGTTGCAACACTCGATTCAAAAACAACTCCGATATGCCAATCACTTGATGGGAAAGTATTTCCTGTTGGTGAAGGACCTATACCTCCATTACATTACAACTGCCGTTCACTTAGAATTCCTTTAGTGAAATCATGGAAACAATTGGGGATAAATCTCAAAGAAGCGCCAGAAGGAACTAGGGCCTCAGTTGATGGGCAAGTTCCAGCGAGTATGACTTATGGGGAATGGTTGAAGATGCAGCCCGCCTCTGTTCAGAATGATATATTGGGTCCGACAAGAGCAGAACTTTTTAGAGAGGGTGAAGTTTCAATAAGCGCTTTTGTTGGAAGTAATGGAAGGTTATTGAACTTGGATGACTTAGCTAAGAGAGAGGGCATAACGATATAGTTTTTTATTTACGTTGTGATTTGACGATACCAACATTATGGAAGTATTGAATTGAAGGACGGTGAGCGTCTTTTATAGATGGCGAGAAGCCAAGAGGAGGATACAATGTCACTGTTAGCAAGAATCACAGAAGAGCAGTTTAAAACACTTGCAGAACCGTTACGCGCCGAGTATGAGAAAGATTTAGAGAGTGAACTTTACATCCTTGATGTAACGGCCACCGATGGGTGGGAACTCGCAAATGTTGTGAACTTAAAATCGGCATTGAGCAGCGAGCGTGAGAATGTAAAGAGGTTGAACAAGACTGTCAAGAGATTTGATGGCCTAGAGCCGGAGAAGGCACGAGAAGCATTAGCAAAGTATAATGAACTCTCTACCATGAATGTCGACCAAAAAGTGGAAGAGAAATTCAAAGTTGTGCAAAATCAACTTGTGGAAAAACACAACAAGGAACTCCATAGTATTTCCGAGAAATACACCAAGTTGAAATCACAACTGCAACAGGAACTTATTACCTCTAGCGCAATCAAGGCGCTGAGGGACCCGAAAGTTGACGGTGACGTTGACTTAATGCTGCCTCATGTTATTTCCCAGGTGCGTATGACTGAGAA